AGCTTTTCTAGCCTCGGTTCCTATACCTTTTAATAACATTCCTAGTCCTGATTTATCAAAATAACTTGGCTCATTAACTTGATTACCCTCTTGATATCCAGGTCTTAACGACATAATACCATCATCACTTCTGCCACCCATTCTAAACATAGGTCTTTTTAGAATACGGTTCATCATATTATCTCAATGCTCCGAATATTCCTGCTAATCCTGTTCCTAGTCCTAATGCAGTTTGTAATGGTGATGCTGCAGGTGTTTGACCAAACTGGAATTGTGCTGGGTATCCACCTAGTAATCCTGTTACACCTGAACCAAAGAATCCTAATCTCTCTAATGGTTCGTAAGCCGCGGTCTTTGCTGCTTGTCTTTGTGCATCAAGAACAGCCTGTGCTTGTGCTTGCTGTGCTGCACCTACTTGACCAAGTGTAGAAATATCTGCTCTTTGTAATCCTGGCACTTGACTTGCTAGTCCAGTTTGAAACTGTCCTCTCGCTCCTTCAAACTGACCTATACCTAATCTTTGTCCTGCAAGTCCTGCTTGTGCTTGTCCTAAATTAAATCTGTTTGCAATGTCTTGTTGTCTAGCAGCTTGTGCTTGTTGAAAGCCTTGCTGTCTTAGTTGTGCCTCTAATGCAGCTCTATCTTTTGCTGATTGTGATCCAAACTCTGCTAATTGCACACCTGCTCTTCCAGATCCTAGTGCACCTAAAGCTGCTTGCTGATCTCTTATTGCTTGTTCTTGTATTCCTCTTTGTTTGTCAAATTCTGCTAATGTAGTATCTATAACTTGTTGTTGAAACGGAGATGTAAACTGTTGTATCTGAGCCGCGGTCGGTGCTCCAGTTAAACCTGCTATACCACCAAGAGTACCACCTGCTTGTGTTAAAGCAGTTCCAGCTAATGCTGATTGTAATCCAGCTGCTGCATCTCTTTGTTGTGCAGCCTGTATAAATGGTGCAAAAGATCCAACACCTGATGCCGCTAATGATGCTGCTTGTTTCTGTAATGCATCTTGTCCTGCAACAGTTGGTGCAAATTTTGAAGTATCTACTGGTACGGCAGTTGTGGCTGCTAACTGTTTAGCATAATCCTTACCTATATCTTCTATAAACTGTGCGGGTAATGTTCTTGTTGTTGTGACTGACATTATACTCTAGCCTCCAAATCTTTCATCAGGTTATACATTTTATCTGCACCTTTATCAATACTTCCTCCACCTGCTGCTCTAACTGCATCTGCAGTCATTACAAACTCGTTTTTAGAAAGTCTTGCTGGTACGTCATCTGCTTTTTCTTTTGCTCCTAATGGCACAAATCCACCGCCTCTAAGATCCATTTCCATACCTCCAAGGTCCATGACTCCACCACCTTCTGCGTAAGCTCGTGTAAACTCTGCACCAGGTAAAAATCTAAATTGTGGATCATTCATTCTTGCAAGTCTAACTATTCTATCAATATCTAAACCTTCACCTCTATCTTTAATATCTATTTCATCTTCTTCTTCTGCTTCTTTACCTGCGAGTAAACCTGCGAGTCCTGACGCTCCTCCTATTAAACCTAATTTTCCTAATGTACTCATCCCTTTTATCTTAGTTCCAAGTCCACCAAACAAACCACCTAAACCTTTTGCTGCAGCTACTGGCCCACCAAAAGGTAGTGTTGCTGCAGCTAAAAATCCTAATTTTCCAATAGGACTTTTAACAACTTTTTTTACAGTACGTTTAGCTTTCTTAAAAAGTTTTTTAAGAAAATATGATTTGATACCAGTGCCATTTACATCCTCACCAGCTCCACCTAAAGCTTTTAAAAGCGCTGCTTCATCAGCATTGATATAGGCTAAAGACTCTCCTGGAGGAGCCATTTTTTTAGCATCCTCTAATGTCATAATTCCGCCTTCTTTTGAATTAGCCATACCACCATCTGCTAAACCAATTGCTTTTTGTAATGGTGATTGATTATCTCCTAAACTAATCCCACCTCGAAGAGCAGAAAAAGGTACGTCTGTACCAGGAATATTTCCAGGTCTCATAAAAGGAGCTGGTTCGATTTGTTGAGGAGTTCCAGTAAATACAGGTAATTTCATACCACCACTGGGAAAAGTAGTACCTTCAGGAAATAAAGGTTTACCATTTAAAGTTCCACTTGCTTGTACAACTTCGGTTCCACCACCTGAACCTAAACTAGATTCAGCTGATTGTAATCTTTGATTAATTTGTTGTAACATTTGTTCTGCAGAAGATACGTTGCCACTTAATTGACTTAGTCTTGGCATAATACCACCTTCTTGAAAACCTATTCGTCCACCCATATTTCGAAGTTGTCTTTCCATATCTGATCTTGAAATTGCCATAGTTTTACTATCTTATTTGGTTTCTCCGAATAAATCAAGGCTTGGCATAATAACTCTTACATCTCTTCTTATGTCAGATTCTGGTATACCTTTAGCCTTCCATTCTTCGTCGTTCTTATACTTCTCTCCTGTTTTAAGGTTAGATATTTCTTCTATTATTTTTTCTGGTTTTAGTATCTGCATTATGATGCTCCTACACCTCCAACGACTGTTCTAGGTTGTATTTCTAATATAGACGCCAAGACCTGTAATCTATTGGCATTTGCTGCTTGAACTTTTAATACTTCTTTTTCTTCTAATATCAACGGATTAGTTAACAGCTCTGTTGTAGCGTTTGATGCTATGGTTTTAGTCGTAAATAAATTAAATACATTTGAACTAGCATCTGTTAACGTAACTGTAATAGTAGATCCAGATCCTGCATACTCTGAAACTAAGATAGATCGTATCACAGACTGAGTAAAATCTGGCACAGTAAACAACGTAGTATTATCAGTAGTTGTTAAATTTAATTTTTTATTAATAAATTTATTTGCCATTAATTTATAAAGAAGTTAAACGCCTCTATCTCCTCTTTTAATTCTTCTTGAAACGTAGTGTTTAACTTCTCGACAATTGCATCTAAATCTCTTACTTGAGCCTCTGCAGTTGATAAGTCATACTGCTCACTAGGTCTTGTTAATACTTGTACTATCTTAGCCATTATACTGTATATGTCCCTGGTTTTTTAATGTTACCTTTTTTTAATTCATTAAACTCAAACTCTGTCATTTCAGGATTTATTAAACCTAAATCTTTTGCATCGTTATAACTTTGACCCTCAAGCAGTCCCATTTTATTTCTCGCGATATCTGCTTTGGTTACTTTTGCCATTAAAGCTTCTTCTGGAACATTTTGTAAGATATCGTCTACATCCATCAAATTTGGATTTGGTGCACTAGGTTTAAATATATTTTTTATAGAATCAATAATTCCAGTTCCTTTTTTTATACCACCAGTATCGGTGTCAAAATAATTATCAGGTAAATCAAAATAACTAAAGGCATCCCCTGTGTTAGCTAAAATATTATCTGGCACAAGTGATTTAACACCTGTTTCTGTTTCTGTTGGTTTTGCTCTTGGAGTTATAATATTATTATTAAAAAATCTTTGTAGTGCTAAACTTTCCATTGGTGGATTTTTAACAGCATCTGAAAGAATCATAGTATTTTTAGGATCATCTACTAATTCTCCGTCAACTAATTGTAATTTATTAAATCTAGACATGTCTTGTTTTTTACCAAATTTTTTATTAAATGAATCTCCAATCGCTGATAATAGTCCAAGTAAACCAAAAGGCACTGCACCTCTAGTTTCTGCAAAGTCTTCATCGTCTGTATAAAAACCTAATGGCCCTGTTCCATCTGGACCCCTTGTTGGTTTAAAGGTAGGCGTACCAAAAGCAGATAGCCCTTTAATGCCTCTATAACCAGGAGCGCCTCTACTAAATAAATTTCCAAAGAAACTTGGTTGACCATAAGACTTATATGCTGATCCCACATATCTATCTTTGTAAGTGCCAGTTTTTGGATCAAACACTCTCATATATTCTGGTAGATTACTGTATTGTTTTGTTCGTGGTCCTTTAGCAGCTGTTTGTCCTACAACTAAATTACCAGTTAAAATATCTTTAACTCTTTGCTTATCATCATCTCTTCTACCACCACCACCAGCAGGGCCTCCTTTATCATCAGGACCTCCAGGGCTTGCATCAAATCCCCCTAAATCTCCTTGTAAAGACATAACTCCACCAGGACCTTTATTTGGTTTACCTTTTAATGATCCATAAATATTTGCATCTAAAAGTATTTTTTGTTCTCTTGGTGTAATATAAGCTAATTCTGCTACAACGTGATCTGGATCTGATAACCATTTTTTAGGGACAGTCACAGTTTTTTGTTTACCTAAATAATTTTTACCACCCCCTTGATTTGCAGGTTTTATTTTTTTCTTTTCTGTAGGAGTTAACCTTCTATCTTTATATCTAATTTTTTTATCTACTGCCATTATCTACGTCCGTCTGGTTGTATATCTAATCTAAAAGTCCCTAATTTCCAACTTTGATTAGTTGCCGTATTTTCTATTTTTAGCGCGATAGCTCTAGCTCTTGCACGAGTGTCTACCTT